CACAGTACCCTCGTAAGTAGATATGAAAAATTATGTAATTATAGACGCATCTGAAGTTAGCTCTGTGGACTTTGATCAAGTCATGCAGACTTCAGCGGATACACTAAGATACAATTTAGCAGGGGATAAAACATTCGTTAAATACGAAGGAGCTAAACCCTCTTTCTTGAGCGGCAAACAAGAGTACACCCAATCCGAGATACTTACGATCCTTGCGGGTCCTGAGTGGAAAGCTGAAGAGATTATCTAATGGCTCCTAACATCAGCGAGGATACGAATGTAAAGACTCCGCTGGCGTTTTTACTGAAGGTCTTTGGCGGGACCATCTTCGTGGTGTACTCAGCGATGTTGATCTATGCTCGATTAAACACCCTGGAGATGGAGATCCTACGCCTCAAGCACGAGGTGGAAATGAATAGCGACTTTCGTTACACTTGGCCCAGGGAGGGAGAGTTACCCGCTGATGTGATGCAAAATATGAATATCCAACTTATTAAGGAACGCCTGACAAAACATGAAGCATTGTTAGACGAAATCCGCTACGGAACAGCTAGGTGAAATGGGCGAAATACTTCTTATGTTACTTACGGGGGGCGGCTCTACGGCTATGGGTGCAATGCTCAAGGGTGGGTTCGGAATGCTATTTGAGGGTCGCCGTCAAAAGCACGAACTTGAAGTTGCCCGCGAAAGCAGAGCAAATGAAAACTTTCTTAAGCTCCAAGCTGAGTTATCTAAAGGAGGTAATAACGAGTTCCGGGATTTTTCTCGTCGAATTATTGCTTTTATCGGTATTGGTACTTTGTGTTTGTGTATCCTGCTCTGTACCATCTTCCCACAAGCAGAGTTCTTATCGATCACCAACGCACATGGAGAAGGCAGGACAGAACTGCTGTTCGGTATCGTCTCCTGGCCTGCAAGCCAAGACCCCATCACGCTCAGTAGCGGACACTTGGCGTACATGGGGCAAACAGCCCTTATGGGAATCCTCGGTTTTTATTTCGGGCCATCGCCTCACAGACGATAAATGAGTATGATCGACCGCGTATCCATGACGGGAATGGGAGGCACATTAGCCACTTTTGGCTTTGCCACCCTGGACTCTTTATTCGGGTGCATCGCCGGTGCCATAACCATCGTCTACATGACGATCAAAGTTTACCAGGAAATTAAGAATAAGAAGTGAGCCGCTACCGATCATACGGACAACTAGACGATCCATTCGTGACAGAAGGGGATACTTTCTTTCTGCGGATGAATGCGCGTCTGAGGCCAAACCAGTTGAAGCCCGGGGAGGTCGCTCTGTCCAAGAATGGCCGGATGAATGAAGATGGCACATGGCAACCTCGGAAAGGTCTATCCACTCTGTTTGGATCAATCACTACCGGTGAGGCTAGTATTAGAGTGCCATATATTATACTGTCTGCATCACGGTCATCAGGGGTCACCACTGTAGTGTTAAATGACACCCCGAGTTTAAGTTTTATACCTGGCGATAATATTACCATCGATGATGTAGATCCTTCCGTAGATGGAACTCATACTTTAAGCACAGTTAATTTTACGACTAAAACTTTAACTTTCGCAAATGCAGGATCTGATGTTCAGGCATTTACTCTACAGGATGAGTCTCAGCCTAATACTTCAGTATGCTCTGCGGATGATGCTATCGGCACGACTCTAGATTTTATTCTTAATGATAGTGGTGTAAATGCGGTTTATGGTTCGGCTGTTTATTCTGATGCTTCATCGAACTCTGAGGATTACATATTTTCCGCCACTAATAATGTGGCAGTCATCGTAAGATTATCAGACTCTGCTCTTTTTAAATGTCGTTACGAGGGTGGTGGTGAAACTGTAGATGGTCCGGTAGATATGTCTCAGGGTTTCGATAAAATGTTTATTTTCCGAACCAAGAAAACAACATTGTTTGCCGCCCCAGCGATAAATTATATCGCTATATCTAGTGCCAGCCAATCGGGTCAGGTTATTACGGTTAACACAACAGCAGCCCACAATAAAAGTGCTGGGGATTTTGTCACCCTTACTGGATTGGGTGGATGGATTAATAATCCTAATAATTGCTACGAAATTAAGTCCACTCCCACCACTACAAGTTTTACTGTGGAAATGGCAACATCTCAGACAATTACGGCCTTTAATGTATCGGGTGCGCAGGCGGAATATTTTGATGATTTCACAAGAGTCACCAATGGAAATTATACTGCACCGGTCTATTTAACCGATACCAGCGTTGAAGCAGTAGATGGTGTAGTTACTATGAATATCGCGTCTGGACATAATTTATACACAGGCAATGAATTGGTTATTCGAAGTGCTACGGCTCCTGCAGATTTATATATAGGGAAAGAGGTAATAGTAACTTCTGTGAGTGCATCATCTTCATATACGCCAACCTCAGATTTACCTTACGATCAATTTACCTTTAATTTAGGTGTAGATAATTTTACAGGTAGCTCTTTAACCGTATCCAAGCAACTGGCAATCGGCAAAGGGTTTATTCATATGCCAGCCGCCCCCTGGGGCGAGTTTCACCAGCGTAGGCTGTGGGTTCCTTACTGGTACACCAGTGCAACAGCCCCACAGGATAGGAATGTACGCGATGAGATAGCGGCTTCAGATATCTTAGACGAGAACACATTTGATCGAATAGGCAACCAATTCAGGGTATCCTCCGGTAAAAGCGATTACCTAGTCGGCCTCCAGCCATTTACCCAAGACAGCATTGTTGCATTTAACCGTAAATCCATCCACCTTTTGACAGGTGTCAGTGGATCTCTTACAGATGTAAAAACCAATGTGGTCACCTCAGAAATTGGTGCATCGGCCCGCAAATCAATCGTCCAGGTGGCGAATAAGATTTTATTCCTATCCGACCAGGGAATTTATTCTGTGGAATTTTTAGATGAGTATAACTTACGAGGAACAGGCATACCCATATCCGAAACTATACAGCCCTACATAGATCGCATAAATCAGGACTACGCCCACCTCTCATGCGGAGTGTATTTTAATAACAGATATTGGCTGGCAGTACCATTGGACTCTACACCTGGTGCAGGAAACGCGACAAAGCTTAATACATTAATCGTGTATAATTTTATAAACCAAGGTTTCGAAAGCATTGACTCGGTAGACTCAGAGGACTTTGCGATCCGTGAGTTATTGGTGGGTCGAGAAGGTGCCCAAAATGCTCTTTACCTCACCACCGAGGAAGGTGGCCTCCATAAAGTAGACGCTCGAGATGGTGGCGATGTTGTAAGCTTAACCGCAGGATCTTCAGATAGTAAAAGTCTGGATGTGATCAGTCAGGTGATTACTCGCCAATACGATGCGGACCAATTAGATCGTAAAACATTTAGTCGGGGTGAATTCCATCTCAAAAGCCACAAAGATATATCTAGTGATGGGAGTATTGAATTTATAACAGAAGACCCGGACAGTGTAACCACATCAACTTCCATATCATCTGTACTCGGTAATAATTTACTAAGTGGCGAGGATGCATCTCTTCGCCTTCGAATTAATAAAAAAGGGTTTGGAGTTCAGGCAGATTTTAAACCGACAACAGGAAGGCCAAACCTTCGTGCGGTCAGGGTAGATGCTAGAATTTCAGACCGATCCACCACATCTATTTCATAGGAAAATATAATCATGGCAGTATTACAAACAGGAGAAACTTTCGCATCGGGCCAACAGGTAACAGCGAGCAAGCTAATGAATATCGCCGATCATGCGAGGTTCATAACAACCGCAAATGAAACCGCAGACGGCTCCACCATACAGGTAGACGCTACGGGCGGGTATTTAAAAGTTCCGGAAAATGGCATTGGTGCAGTCGAATTAAAATCAGATGCGACTACAGATAACAACCGAGCAGTGGACACTGACCACATCAAAGATGGCGCCATCACATCCGACAAGCTTGATGCCACTGCGATTAGTGTCCTTATGCCTACAGGAACGATACTACCTTACGCCGGTGCTAATGCTCCAGGTGCGACTTCACCTATCCCTGATTATTTAATCTGCGATGGTAGGTCTTTAAACACCTATGACTACCGCGAGCTTCATGCGGTCATAAGTAACACCTATGGAGGAACAGCCTACAATCCAGGGACCACCGATCAATCAGGAGTAACTACTACCTTTAATGCCCCCGATATTCGGGGTCGGGTGATTGCAGGTTTAGATGTAGACCAGGGTGGGCGATCTGATCGACTGACTAGCCTTTCAGCCGCCAACTTAGACGGCCAAACTTTAGGAGCCAATAATGGAAATCCTGGTGACACAGGAAGAGGTGCAAACGGGGCACAAGAGCATACCCTTACAGAAGCTGAGATGCCTAGTCATAATCACAGTTACAGCAGAGCCAATGGCATAGGTGCAGACGGAACAGGTGGGGCTGGTTACATAAGTCTTTCCGGAGCAACTACAGTCAATACAGGTGGCGACCAAGCCCACAACAATGTCCAGCCTACGATCATTTTAAATTACATTATCAAAACATAGGAAACCGAAATGGATATTTTAGATAAATTATATAAACCTCAAGAACAGGTTAATATTCCTAACTCTTCTGAAGACCCACTTCGTCAGGCCGCCGCCATACTTAATGCAGAAGCACCAGCAGGGGAGTCCCTAGCGTACATTAATGCAGATGAGGCTCAGATGTTAAAAGATGCAGGCGGAGCAGGTGAACCGGTAAATAGTTCAGGGGTTCCATCCTTTTTCTTACAAAAGCTTTTTGGGGGAGGTAAAGCACCACCTCCCATGCCAACCTTTAATGTCGGAAAATCTGCCCGTGATTATGTAAGTGCTATGGCTGATCCTAGGCTACAGGATCAGATGCTTCAGGTACGCCAAAAGTATGACCCCCAGTATCAGGATCATCAAATAAATCTTGCCCAGCGGGCTATGGACCCAATGGCAGATATGGCCGAATATTCGGCGAGGCGGGCACAGGACTTTGGGGGCAGGATGGCAGAACGCCAGGCTGAAACCGATATATCCATCCTTAATCGGATGGGTGCTGATTTTACCCAGGCATATCGATCAGCCGACCCACTCATGCAGGCCCGACTCCAGCAGGCCAACGAAATGGCTGATCAGGCATTTCGCGAGTCACAGATAACAGACCTGTCTCCTGAAATGAGAAGGCGGGCAACTCAATCAGCCAGAGAGGGATTGGTGGCTCGAGGCCGGGGAATGGATAATGCGGCGATTGCGGCCGAGGCGATGAGCCGGGAAGACTACTTAAGAAAAATTATAGGCGAAAATCGAGAAGATGCGATGAAGTTTGGTGGGTATGCATCTAATCTAAACAAGCGAACATCAGTCGATCCAATGGCCTTACTTCGAGGTGGCAGTAATTACACCCAGCAAGGTTATGGTGAAAGGGCGGCCATGTTCGGGATGCCACAGGAATCAGTCACTCGAATCAATCCTGATGCTGGTGTAAACATCGGCTTACAGCAGAATGCAAACCAGCAGAATTACCTGGCAAACACTTATGCGGCTCGCGAACAAGCGGCAAGCGGTATGGCACAAGGTATATTTGGAGCATTAGGAGCAATCGGCGGAGGATACTTAGCTGGGAGGGGGAACTAATGGCGATAGGCGATACAGTACAGGCAGGGTTGGGGAGAATGGACTTCTCAGCGTTTCAGAAGGCAGGGGAGGCACAGGCTCAAGCGAACCAAGCATTTGGGAAGGCTATAGAGAAAGCGGCGATTGGTTTCTTCCAGGGGCAGGAGAAGAAAAAAAAGAAGCAAGAAATGGTTCAAGGCTTAACTATGTTATTCCCTGATGCTCCACCTGAGTTAGTCAATGCTATGGCTAAAAATCCTGAAGTGACAGAGGCTAAGCTAAACCTGGATAGATTTAATCTGGAAGTGGATAAATTTAATCAGCAGAAAAAAGTTCAACTGGATCAATTTAATCTAGATTCGGATAGATTCGATCAGCAGAAAAAAGCTCAAGATTTGCAGATAAAACAGATTAATCAGAATATGGCTAGGCAGGAAAGTGCTGACCAGTTGGCAGGGGAGGAACAGGAAAAAACTAAAAACTTTTTAAATTTCTTGGCTCAACCAGGGCCAGATCAAATCGATCCAAGTGGGCCAGATCGAAATTCCGTACTTCGTAATATCCGAAAAGGTGAGGGAGTCACTCCTCCCGCCCGAATGATTCCTGGTTCATTACCAGCCGAGCAGCTTGTAGTGTCTAAAGAAGCAAAAGATTTTATACGAAATGCTATAAAACAGGGTCAACCGATTGGTAAGGTTATAACTATGGGCCAACAAATAGATCAACAAATTGAAAGAACTCAGCCGAAGGCCAGGACTCCTGAAGAAGAAGCTAAATATCAAGGTATA